GGCGAAGTAGGTGTCGGGTCTGCCTGACGCCATCCCGTGGGGGGCGTAGAACCGCCAATTCTGCTTCACATCAACACCGCGGGGTGCGGCAGCTGAAAACAGAAACTTCCACGCCTCCTTCGGCATCTTGGCATTGCGGTACTGCCTCGCGATCCATTGGAGAGCTGGCTTCGGGAATGAGGCGTCCATTTTGGAGATGTCGGCCTCAGCCACGACCCACCCAGGGGGCAGATCAGGGATCGCAATTTGAGACATCCTGCTGCGCAAGAATACCCAGGACACCCTACGTAAGTTCTGGTAGAGCGCCCTGCGGGCCCGTTTCGTCATTTCGAGTAAACGGGACGCCACGTTGACAACTGGTGTGCTGTTATCTTCCACGCAGCATTCCTCCTCGTTGGTATAGAGGTGGGCCCGGGCCTTCGTCAGGATCGACGTGACCAATGCGCCGATTTTCTCGGCGCTCATGCCTCCGCACGCATGAATTCCATCCAGCTTCAGACGGTGGAGCCGCTCCGTCAATTGAGCTATGATGGGACCCGCAAGGGCCTGTACCCAAGAGCACGACTCGTGAATGCCCATGATGACCCTGGGCTTCTTACCTGGATAGGTTTTCTCGAACTTGATGAACGTCGAGAAGAGTGTGCGCTCGGGAGCGGGGATGCTCTTCCACAAGTCAACTCGTCTGGCGTACTCGAGCGACCGTCCGTGGGGAAACTTTCGAAACCATTCGAGGGCGTCCTCCTCGGTCACACGGACAGGGCGGAAGATTGGGGCCACTTCTTTTCGGAACTTCTCCAAAATGTTCTGGGTAGTGGCCCTCAGGGCGCTGTTGAACGTTGGTCCCCATCGCTGCCGGAGTTCGTCAACCCCGGTGGGTTCCATCAGCACCCTTGAAAGGAGTCCCTGGCGCATAGTGTCTCCATCTGTACCATACGCTGTCACTGGGACTCCAAAGGGAGGGAGATGGGTGGCGTAGACCTCGGGCACAAAGTCAAACGCCTCGGGTTTTAGCGGCTGCAAGATCGCGCCTGGCTTGAGCGGGGTGCTTGAAAAGTCGGGGGAGCGCGCTGTTTGATGGTGTTGTGTAACAATGACCATCAAGCCTTGAGGCAAGTCACGGCGCAAAACGCACTCCAGCAGGACCCGTGAGGATCCGCAAGGAGAGACTCTTGCATGCGCCGCCTGATCCAACCTGCTGAGAGGCCGGCCAGAATTGACATGTCTCTATGACTTTGCTGCCAGGCATAAACCATAGCAGCTTCAGCGTACTCCGGAACCAAACTCTCCGGGACCCCATGATCGGGATCAGAGCACCACACCCTTGCCAGCCCCGCCGCCGACACAATGAATTTCTTCGAAGTATCGGCTGAGCCCCG